TGACCGCAGATGCCATCTTCCCTCCCGACAAGGTCCACGCCTCAATCGATGGTATGCGAGCTGCTGGGTTCATGCAACGGGGAGCACCCGGTCATCGAGCCAATGGGATGGACGGCCTCTACGTGGTCGGCGGGTTCGACCCCGCCATCACCGGACACTCGGCCGCAATCATCCTTGGCATTGATCGAATGTCTGGAGTGCGGTGGGTCCTCGACGTATGGACTCGCGCCAACTGCAAGCCCGACGATCTCTTCGACAAGATCAAGGAGTGGACGGTTAAGTACCACGTGAACGACTGGTGCATCGAGAAGAACGCGATGAACCTGATGGTCACGCAGAACCGGGAGCTCAGGAACTTCCTTGGCTCACGAGGCTGTCACCTCGTGGAGCACTTCACCGGCAACAACAAGAACGACATCGACTTCGGTGTTGCTTCTATGTCGATGCTCTTCGATGGCTCGAAGGAAGGCAAGGGTCTCATCCAGCTTCCCAGCCGTTCGCAGAACGAGGGCGTCAAGGCCCTCATCGAACAACTGGTCACCTGGTTCCCTCAGTCCAAGGCCAAGCAGGATACAGTTATGGCCCTGTGGTTCGCAGAGACCAAGGCCCGTGAGCTGGTCAACGACATCGAGTCGGTCTTCCACGTGGTCAACGAATACGCCTCCCCTCGGGATAAGGCGAAGAACATGGTAATCGACCTGGACTTCATGGCTCAGGCCAACATGGCAAACGGATCAGGGGAATGGTGGGGCTAGCAGTGAAGTTCATCAGTCGCAAGGATCTGGGGTGGCCCGCTTCGGCGGCCCCCCGGAAGACCAAGAAGACTCTCGGAATCAAGATTCATTATGAGGGTACGAACTCACCGGTCCGCGATCACAGTTACTGCAAGGGATACTGGACCGGTATCCGCAACAGTCACCTGGCAAACAAGGCGGAAGGATACTCCGATGTCGCCTATTCGTATGCTGTCTGTCGCCACGGCTATGTACTGGAGGGCCGTGGTCTTGGATTCCGAACCGGAGCCAACGGCAACCAGACGCTTAATGCAGACCATGACGCTGTCGTTGTCCTCTACGGAACCAACGACAAGTCGGTCAGCGAAGAGGTTGTCACTGCCGTCCGGGAGGTGATCGCATTTCTCCGTGGTCACGACACGGGTAAGGAGATCAAGGGGCATCGAGACGGTTACGCCACCGCCTGCCCCGGAGGTCCTCTTTACGCCTTCGTGAAGTCTGGGGAGTTCGAGCCCGTGAAGGCTCCTCCCGCTCCGCCGAAGCCTAAGCCGAAGCCCGTTCCGGTCTATGCACCCTATCCGGGGACGGGACTGTTCAAGATTGGCAAGTCCGACAAGGTCATCACTGCCATGGGCAAGGCTCTGGTGCGTGAAGGTTATAAGGGCTACAAGGTCGGTCCAGGCCCTCAGTTCACGGCCGCCGACAAGAAGGCCTATGCCTGGTTCCAGCGCAAGCTGGGATACTCGGGTGCTGATGCAGACGGAATTCCAGGCGCGACTTCGTGGAAGAAGCTTCGGGTCTCCAAGTAGAAGGAGGTGGAGCATGGCGAGATCACTTACAGAACTAGCAGCGAAGGTTGAATCTCTACGCCACGCCGCCAACGAGAGAGATCAACGGAGAAATAACGTTCACGACGTCCGGTCCGGCAAGATTGAATCGGTAATGCCAGGCGCTATGCCTGATGCGTGGCCTCGGCCTATCGTCGCCAACCTGATCGATACTTCGGCCCGAGACGTGGCGGAGGTGATGGGGGCCATGCCTTCCATCAACTGCTCCGCCGGTACGGGTACGACCGACAAGGCCAAGAAATTCTCCAGCAAGAAGACCAAGGTAGCCAACTCCTACATCCAGGACTCCGGCCTCCAGGCCGGACGTCAGATCGTGGCAGCCGACTACTACAACACCTACGCCACCGTCCTGTACATCATCGAGCCCGACTTCGAGCGCAAGCGCCCGTACATCAAGGTCGAGAACCCGATGGGCACGTACATCGAACGAGACATGTTCGGCAGGGTGAAGTCCTTCTCCAAGGTCTGGAACGAAGAGGCTATCCATCTGGTAGCCAAGTTCCCCCAGCTCCTGGCCCTCCTGAGCAAGAACGATAACTCACGAACCCCCGGCGGGGGTTCTGGGTGGGCTCAGCGGAAGATCGAGCTGGTCAAGTACTGTGACGAAGACACCATCGTTATCTACATGCCGAACCACGGAAACCAGGCGGTCAGCTACATGCCGAACCCTCTGGGCAAGGTCTACGTCTCCGTAGGCGAACGCCCTGGGTTCGACAACGAAAGCCGAGGGGCTTTCGATGACGCGATCTGGGTACAGCTGGCAAAGGCTCGCATGGCCCTTCTCGGCCTTGAGGCTACAGAGAAGACAGTTCGCGCTCCTCTCGCTGTTCCGCGAGATGTGCAGAAGATGACGTTCGGAGACGACGCCATCATCCGCACCGACAGCCCTGAGAAGATCCGGCGCGTTGGTGTAGACGTTCCTTCCGCCGCATTCCAGGAAGGGGCGATGCTTGAGCAGGAGTTGCGAGTAGGAACTCGAACTCCCGAAGCTCGCTCCGGAAACATGGACGCCTCAGTCATTACCGGCCGTGGCGTGCAGGCCCTCATGGGCGGATTCAATACCGTCGTCTCTACAGGACAGACGGTTCTCGCGGAAGCTCTTCGCACCGCCATCGAGCTGTGCTTCGAGATGGACGAGAAGCTGTGGCCCAAGGAGAAGAAGACCGTGCGGGGGACCGTGCAGGGAACTCCCTTCGAGGAGACCTACACTCCCGGCAAGGACATCGACGGAGACTATACGGTCGACGTCACCTACGGCTTTGCTGCCGGACAGGATCCCGCCAGGGCTATCGTCGGACTGCTTCAGCTTCGAGGCGACCAACTCATCTCCAGGGACTTCTTCCAGCGTCAGCTTCCGATGAACATCTACGTCGTCGCCATGCAGCAGCAGATCGACAATGAACAGATGGTAGACGCCATCAAGCAAGGGATGATGGGCTACGCCCAGGCCATCCCCCAGATGGCCCTTCAGGGACAGGATCCGGTGGCCGCACTCAAGCGTCTGGCTGACCTGATCAAGCTGAGGGAAAAGGGAGAGTCCATACAGGATGCAGTCCTCAAGGTCTTCACTCCCGACGAGAAAGCCGCCGCTGCCGCCCAGAACCCTCTGGAGGCGATGATGGGTGGTGGAGCACCATCTGGGCCCGAAGGGGCCGCGGGAGGCCAGCCAGGGGCCGTGCCGGGCGCATCCCAGACTCCACAGGGGATGGACTTGCAAAGCCTGCTCAGCGGACTGTCTTCCAGTGGTGAAGCCACCATGTCGAGCAAGACGCAGCGTCAGGCGGCCATATGATCAAGCAATGCAGTAAATGCCGAGCCGAGAAAAGCCTGTCGGACTTCAGTTTGCGAAAGACTGGGGTGGCTGCCGGTAAATACAGTTCTGAGTGTAAGCGCTGCAAGGCGGACTACATGAATGCGTACTACCGGAAGAAGGAGCAAGAGCAGCCGGGATACATGCGCAAAAAGTACAACGCTCAGCGCGAAACCAAATATGGCATCACGTCAGAAGAGTATGATTCCACGCTTGAGCGACAGGGCGGCACTTGCGCCATCTGTAATACCGATACGCCCCGAGGTCAGGGATCTTGGCATGTAGACCACGACCATTCCTGCTGTCCCGGAATCAAGTCCTGCGGAAATTGTATTCGCGGGCTCCTTTGCGCTCAGTGCAACATTGGACTGGGAGCGCTTGGAGATGACCCGGATAGGCTCATATCTGCTGCAACCTACCTGTTGCAGCGTACGAATGTACTCACCTAGGAGGAAACAATGGGAGACTTCTTCTCCGACCACCCGCGCTCCAGTCAGGGAGGCGCCGACAAGGGGCCGATGCTGGCACCGCACATCGCAGGTCCTCTGCTTTCGGAGGCCATGGGCGAGAGCCGTCACCAGACGGATGCCGTCAATCAGCTCTGGGACTCCACGGTCCTCGTCACCACGGGCGTTACCCGTGGCAGCAGCAAGCTGGCGAAGTAAGACAATGGATGAGGAAGGGACCATCGAAGAAGTAAGAATCCAACCACGACTTCATGATCGATGGTCCCTTCTGACCCTTGCCGTCGCCTTCACGGGCGACGTCCTTCAGATCGCTGCCGACTATTCAGCCAGTGCGGCGATGATGGCAGCACAGCACGCGAGGCAGAAGAACTTCGATCACGAGTTCACTGACATGATGGGACAGTAATGGGAACTCCGGTTTCAGGCCCTGGCGGATTCAGTCAGCGGACCGACAAGGCGGTAGGCAACGCCAACGCTTCTCTTCCGAACGCGCAGTACGGAGAGAACAAGGACTACCAGGAGATCAAGTCTGGAGCCCCGGTGGGCGCAAGCCCCGGCGGGATGGACATTGGATCCCTGATGGGGAGCATGGCACCCGAGGCTATTGGTCTCGGGGAGTCCTCCCAGCAGCCGGATGTTCCGGTAACGGATGGCGCCGCTCTTGGGGCGGGCGCTGGCACCGAAGTGCTTAACCTGGCCGACAACACCCAGGCCAATGCTCAGGCAACGGCCTGGCTACCGGCTCTTGAATGGATCGCCAACCAGCCTGGAACCTCAGACGCCAATCGGAATCTGATTCGACAGATGAAAGCCAGCATGGGCTAAGAAGGAGAAGATATGGGCAAGTGGTGGCAGAATGATATGGTCGACGCTTCCCAGGGATCTTACTCCGATCCGAACATGGCACTTCAGATTGCCAGTTCTCCCAGCCAGCTCTACACGGCTCCGGATCAGGCGGATGACGAGAAGGAGGCCCGGGAGTCCAAGGGTGGATTCCTGAAGTCCTTCCTGTCTTTGGCAGGCAAGGCCGATGGAGCCCTCAGCAATATGTTCGGCGGTGTCTACAGCAGCGCCAAGGAAGACCTGGCCACTGGCGCTCAGGCCTTCATGTATCCCGTCGACAAGCTGGCCTCGGGAGCTCACTGGCTCTACTCCGAGGGAGTCTCCCAGCCCCTGTCCACCGCCATCATCCAGGCTGGCAAGGCTCAGACTTCTGGTGATTACGGCCAGCTCTTCGAGCCTCAGGAATGGTCCGAGGCGTACGGCAAGGCCGAGACGACTTCTCCCGGACAGGCACTGACCAACGTCGCCCTGACCCAGACGTCACAGGGCACCATCCCCATGACGAACATCCAGGTAGAAGACCGGCAGCAGACCGAGCAGCAGAAGCGTCAGGCCGAGCGGTTCATCTACGACACGGACTACTGGCGTGACAAGGTGGGCTGGACCTACACGGCTGGCACTGGCGCTACCGACTTTGCCCTTGTGCTGGCCGCCGACCCGAGCACCTATCTTCTGGCCGGTGCTGGCAGTGTCGTCAAGGGTGCACGGTCCATCCAGATCGCCACCACTAAGGGCGGGGAGCTTGTCCGCACTCAGGGTGCCGTCACGGACGTCGCCAAGAAGCTTGTCGGCAAGAAGCCCCAGACCCTCGAAGAAGTCTCCAACGGCAAGAAGATGACCGAGTTCTTCGACTGGACCAACAAGGCCAGCGCTACAGGCGCTGCCCGCAAGACTGCTGAGGAGATTGCCCAGCATCCCATCTGGGGTCGTGGGCGCAGGACCAACCCCTTCGCTCAGCAGTACTCGGACGTCCTTGCGAGGACGCCTCGGGATGAGATGCCGATGATGTACCGGTACTTCGCTGGCTCTACTGCTGACGTCGGCGCACTCTCGGCTTCCGGCTCTCAGACCCTTAGCAACATCGGAAAGCTTTCAGAGAACCGAGCGCTCGTTGACTCGGTGAAGTTCGACCCCGCCATCCTCGCCTTTTATGCAGAGCGCGAGGGGGCTACCCTCAAGGTCCCCGGAGTCGTTCAGACTCCGCCCCTGGCCGTATCTCCGACCACCGAGGGCTTGTATGCGGATGCGGCCAAGAGCATCATGGCCAGCAATCCCGGACTCAAGATCAACGCAGCTGGCAAGGTATCCAAGCGAGCCGTCGCCAACGCCCAGGCATGGAAGTCCGCCAAGGTTGACCTCATGCAGGGCGAGCTGGACAACATGGCCCAGAAAAGTCAGTACCTCCGCGACATCCTTGGCGACAATATGGGCAAGGCTGCCGATGAGTTCTCTCCAGCTGGCGCGAACCTGTTCGGCAACATGGAGCGGGCCTATCGCGCTGGTGGTGGATCGTTCACCTCTTCCGGCAAGGCTGCGGACCTGAAGTACAACCGGGCAATGACGGACCGAAAGGCCCGCTTCACCTCGGACGGCATCCGGGAAGGGTTCTTCGGGACTCCGGTCCGGATTGTTCAGGCATTCGGTGATCGCACTCCGGTCGGCCGGGTGAACCACAACGACGCAGACGCGGGTGACCGCGTTCTCGACATGCTCAAGCAGGTTCCCGGCCTTGGCAAGGACACTCGCATGGGTCTCTTCAATGAGTACATGCGAGCTGGCGACAAGGTCGGTAAGTCCAGGGCTCTCGACTCCATCCACACCAGCGTGATCAATCACCTGGCCAACCGCTCCGGCCTGGATCCTCAGGTTGCTGCGGTCATCGGAGACATGACCAAGGTCGGCATTGCCAAGACCATGGACGACCTGATGGG